GGGGACAGTGTCGTACACTTATAACGATGGTGTCCCTGATTACATTAGTGGAGTATTAAACAGGTATAAACGAGCAAAGTTTCATCCGTTTAAACCAATAAGGTAGAGGTGTTGTTTGTGTTTAACCCATACGACGAATTCCCTCACACTATTTCTATTGGAAGTATCAAAAAAGTAGGAGAGTATCCAATTATACAAGAGCGCTTTGTAAGCGATAAAACAATTAAAGGATTTATGGATACGCCTACTACATCTGAACAACTAAAATTTCATCAAATGTCACAAGAATATGACAGAAACCTATATGTACCTTATGACTTGCCAATATCTAAAAACAATTTATTTGAGTATGAGGGTAGAATCTTTAGTATTGAAGGTGATTCTGTAGATCAGGGCGGACAACATGAAATTAAGTTACTACGACTTAAGCAGGTGCCATATGGCAAAAGTTAAGTACGGTGCTGATAGCATGGTTGTTGAATTGGATAAGTTCGATAAGAAAATAGAAGAGTGGGTTAAAAAAGGTATCGCTAAAACAACGATGAAGATATATAACACTGCTGTAGCATTAGCTCCTGCTGACTTAGGATTTTTGAAAGAAAGTATAGACTTTCGATTTGAGAACAACGGTCTAACAGGAGTTATCAATGTAGGTGCAGAGTATAGTGTTTATGTTGAGTACGGCACAGGTATTTATGCCACTAAAGGTAGTCGCGCTAAAAAGATACCGTGGAGTTATAAAGACGCTAACGGTAAATGGCATACTACTAAAGGACAAGCGCCACAGCCGTTTTGGAACCCTGCAATTGACGCAGGACGCAAGACATTCGAGCAGTATTTTTCATAGAGGTGGTTAAATATGTGGGTATCAGTTGAACCTGAACTTACAAATCAAATATATAAAAGATTAATCTCAGACCCTAACATTAACAAAATAGTTGGTGATAGGGTCTTTGACGTTGTTCAAGATGACGCTGTTTACCCATATATTGTTGTGGGTGAATCAAACGTCACTAACAACGAATCTAGTGCAACAATGAGAGAAACAGTTGGTATTGTCATACATGTGTATTCACAGTTCGCTACACAATACGAGGCTAAGCTCATTTTAAGCGCAATAGGCTATGTGCTAAACAGGACTATAGAGATAGAAAATTACGAATTCCAATATAGCCGTATCGATAGTCAAGCAGTATTCCCTGATATAGACAGGTTTACTAAGCATGGCACGATACGACTTTTATTTAAGTACAGACATAAAAAGAAAAACGAAGGAGTGTATTAAATGGCGCAAAAAAACTATTTAGCAGTTGTACGTCCAGCTGAAACTGACTTAGATCCAGTAGAATCTTTATTATTAGCTGACTTACAAGAAGGTGGACATACGATTGAAAATGATTTAGCTGAAATAGTACGAGGCGGTAAAACGGACTATTCTCCCAATGCAATGTCAGAATCATTTAAATTAACAATTGGTAATGTGCCTGGAGATAAAGGAATTGAAGCAGTGAAACACGCTGTACAAACAGGTGGACAGTTGCGTATATGGCTTTATGAGCGTAATAAACGTGCAGACGGTAAACATCACGGAATGTTTGGTTATGTTGTTCCAGAATCATTTGAAATGTCATTTGATGATGAAAGTGACAAAATCGAACTATCATTAAAAGTTAAATGGAATACAGCAGAAGGTGCTGAAGATAACTTGCCGAAAGAGTGGTTTGAAGCTGCAGGTGCGCCTACAGTTGAATACGAAAAATTCGGCGAAAAAGTCGGAACATTCGAGAATCAAAAGAAAGCTAGTGTTGTATCTGATTCACACACGGAAGACCATTCTATGTAAACTAATAGATCAAGGGGGCGTAAGCTCCCTATTTTTTTATAAAAAAATTGAAAAGAGGTATATATTTTGACTGAATTTAATCCAATTACAACATTAAAAATTAATGACGGAGAAAAAGATTACGAAGTAGAAGCAAAAGTAACATTTGCATTTGACCGAAAAGCTGAAAAATTCTCAGAAGATAGCGAAGATGGGAGAAAAGGAGCAATGCCAGGATTCAATGTTATCTTTAACGGTTTGCTAGAATCTAGAAACAAAGCGATTTTACAATTTTGGGAATGTGCTACTGCTTATTTAAAAAACCCACCAACTCGAGAACAATTAGAAAAAGCAATTGATGATTTCATCACTGAAAACGAGGATACTTTGCCGTTATTACAAGGGGCTTTGGACAAACTTAACAATAGTGGTTTTTTCAAGAGGGAGAGTCGCTCGTACTGGATGACATTGAACAAAGCACCGAATATGGCCAAAAGCGAGGACAAAGAAATGACGAAAGCAGGCATAGAAATGATGAAAGAGAATTACAAGGAAATCATGGGCGCAGAACCTTACACGATTACTCAAAAATAAGGCAACTGACAGCTAGATATTTAGGATATATCCCTGAACATGAATTGTTAGCACTAACACCTGCTGAATGGCGTGATTGGCTTATTGGTGGTCAGGATAGGTACCTAGATCAAAGACAATTATTAATTGAACAAGCGCAAGCTAACGGCTTAGTACAAGCTTCTAAGAGGCTAACTAGTATGATTCGTGACATTGAGAAACAACGTTACGAAATAAGAGAACCTGGTAGCTATGCTCGTGTACAAAAAGTTAGATTAGAAGAAGAAAAAAGAAGACGTGAACTCTTCAAAGAAGGTACAAGAAAATTCCTTGAATCGAAAGGAGGTTAGCCTTTGGATACTCATTTTATGGCAAAGATTATGGCCAATATTAGAGATTTCCAAAGCAACGTAAGGAAAGCTCAACGATTAGCAAAGACGTCTGTACCAAACGAAATTGAAACAGATGTAAAAGCAGATATTTCAAGATTCCAAAGAGCTTTACAACGCGCTAAAGCTATGGCGCAAAAATGGCGTGAACATAACGTTAAAATAGATGGTAATAATTCACCGTTAAAACGTGCAATTGCTAGTGCAAAAACGATGTTGGCCACGTTACACAACAAAACAATAAAAGTTAATTTCGATACGAGAGGTATGACAAAAACCCAAATTTTAACTAAGGCACTGAATCAGTCCTTAACTGATTATAGTGAGAAAATGGACGCGCTAGCTACTAAAATTCGTACATTTGGTACAATTTTTGCACAACAAGTTAAAGGCTTAATGATTGCTAGTATACAAGCATTGATACCAGTGATTGCCGGGTTAGTACCTGCAATAATGGCAGTACTTAATGCGGTTGGTGTATTAGGTGGTGGCGTTTTAGGTTTAGTTGGCGCATTCTCTGTCGCAGGTCTTGGAGTTGTTGGCTTTGGTGCAATGGCTATTAGCGCTCTTAAAATGGTTGAAGATGGTACGCTAGCAGTAACAAAAGAGGTACAAGACTTCAGAAAAGCCAGCGATCAATTAAAAGATACATGGCGTGATATTGTTAAAGAGAATCAAGCTAAAATATTTAACGCTATGTCAGCAGGATTAAGAGGTATTGCAAGCGCGTTAACTAAAATGAAACCTTTCTTGTCTGAGGTATCAATGTTAGTTGAAGCGAATGTGCGTAAGTTTGAAGAATGGGTCAAAACGTCTAACACTGCAAAAAAAGCGTTCGAGTCGTTGAATACCATCGGTGGGGCTATATTTGGTGATTTATTGAACGCTGCAGGACGATTTGGTGATGGATTAGTCAATATCTTTACTCAATTGATGCCGTTATTTAAATTCATGTCACAAGGTCTGCAAAACATGTCTATAGATTTCCAAAATTGGGCTAATAGTGTAGCAGGACAAAATGCGATACAAGCGTTTATCGAGTACACTAAGACAAATCTACCCAAGATAGGTAAAATATTCGGAAACGTTTTTAAAGGTATTGGTAATTTAATGATTGCGTTCAGTCAAAACAGTTCTAATATTTTTGACTGGCTCGTCGAATTGACAAATAAGTTTAGAGAATGGTCTGAACAAGTAGGGCAATCTCAAGGTTTTAAAGATTTCATCAACTATGTTCAAGAGAATGGCCCAACTATTATGAAATTAATCGGTAACATTGTTAAAGCGTTAGTAGCGTTTGGTAAAGCAATGGCACCTATAGCTAGTAAATTACTAGATTTCATCACCAATCTAGCTGATTTTATCGGTAAGTTATTTGAAACTCATCCGGCAGTAGCTCAGGCTATGGGTATTTTAGGTATATTAGGTGGTGCATTCTGGGCTTTGATGGCTCCGATTGCAGCAGTGAGTAGTGTTTTAAGCAATGTATTTGGTACAAGTTTATTAAGAATTATAAAGAAAATGTTAGATTTAACAGGGATACCGAAATTGTTATCTAAAGCTTTTGCGCCATTAGCTGGTGTGTTTACAAGTATTTCTTGGCCTGTATTACTAGTTATTGCAATTATAGCTGCGTTCATCGGTGTTGTCGTTTACTTATGGAAAACTAACGAGACTTTCAGAAAGAATATGACAAAAGCGTGGGAAGATATCAAAAGCGCTGTTTCTGAAGCGATTCAAGGCGTAATTGATTGGTTAAGTGAACTATGGGATAAAATACAGACCACAATAGAACCAATCAAACCGATATTAGAAGCGTTAGGTAAAGTTTTTATGACTGTGTTAGGCGTTTTAGTGATAGGTGTCATAGTAAACGTAATGAATGTCATTCAAGGATTATGGACAGTGATAAAAATAGCATTCGAAGCTATAGGAACAGTGATATCTGTAGCAGTCCAAATCATAGTAGGATTGTTCACTGCTTTAATTCAGTTGCTTACTGGCGACTTCTCAGGTGCTTGGGAGACTATTAAAACTACGGTTACCAATGTACTTGATACGATTTGGCAATACATGCAATCAGTTTGGGAGTCAATTATCGGCTTTTTAACTGGCGTAATGAATCGAACGCTTTCAATGTTTGGTACAAGTTGGTCACAGATATGGAGTACAACCACTAATTTTGTTAGCAGTATTTGGAACACTGTTACAAGTTGGTTCAGTCGTGTTGCTTGGAGTGTAGCTGAAAAAATGGGACAAGCATTAAACTTTATTATCACAAAAGGTTCTGAATGGGTTTCTAACATTTGGAATACAGTTACAAGTTTCGCGAGTAAAGTAGCTGATGGGTTTAAAAGAGTTGTCTCAAATGTAGGTGACGGTATGAGTGATGCACTTGGTAAGATTAAAAGTTTCTTCAGTGATTTCTTAAATGCCGGAGCGGAATTAATCGGCAAAGTAGCTGAGGGTGTAGCTAATGCTGCGCACAAAGTAGTCAGCGCGGTAGGCGATGCGATTTCATCAGCTTGGGACTCTGTAACTTCATTCGTAAGTGGACACGGTGGAGGTAGTAGCTTAGGTAAAGGTTTAGCGGTATCGCAAGCAAAAGTAATTGCTACAGACTTTGGCAGTGCCTTTAATAAAGAGCTATCCTCTACTTTGACAGATAGTATAGTAGATCCTGTAAGTACTTCTATAGACAGACACATGACTAGCGATGTTCAACATAGCTTAAAAGAAAATAATAGACCTATTGTGAATGTAACGATTAGAAATGAGGGCGACCTTGATTTAATTAAATCACGCATTGATGACATGAACGCTATAGACGGAAGTTTCAACTTATTATAAGGGAGGTTTGTTAGTTGATAGCGCACGATATAGAAGTAATAAGGAATGGTTTGCAGTATCGCGTCAGTGACAATCCTTTCACTTATAATCACTTGGAAGTAGTTGAATATAACGTTACAGGCGCAGGATATCATCGTAACTATTCTGATATAGAGGGTATTGATGGTAGATTTCATAATTACGCTAAAGAAGAACTTAAAAAAGTAGAGATTAAGATAAGGTATAAAGTACCTAAAATTGCTTATGCTTCACATTTAAAGTCAGACGTCCAAGCACTATTTGCTGGACGTTTTTATTTAAGGGAATTAGCTACACCAGACAATTCAATTAAGTATGAGCATATATTAGATATACCAAAAGACAAACAAGCATTTGAGCTTGATTATGTTGATGGACGACAACTTTTTGTAGGACTAGTAAGTGAAGTTTCTTTTGACACAACACAAACATCAGGGGAATTTTCTTTGTCGTTTGAAACAACCGAACTACCATACTTTGAAAGTGTCGGTTATAGTACTGATCTTGAAAGTAATAACGACCCTGAAAAATGGTCGGTACCTGATAGATTGCCTACAAACGAAGGTGATAAGAGGCGTCAAATGACATTTTACAACACTAACTCAGGAGAAGTTTATTATAACGGTGATGTTCCTTTAACACAGTTTAATCAGTTTAATGTTGTTGAAATAGAGTTAGCTGAAGATGTTAAAGCTAATGATAAGGATGGATTCACTTTCTATACAGATAAAGGAAATATCTCAGTTATTAAGGAAGTTGATTTAAAAGCCGGAGATAAAATAATCTTCGACGGTAAACATACCTATAGAGGTTATTTAAATATAGATTCTTTTAATAAAACTTTAGAACAACCGGTTTTATATCCAGGCTGGAATCGATTCAAGTCTAATAAAGTAATGAAACAAATTACATTTAGACACAAATTATATTTTAGATAAGGAGTAGCCTATGCCAATTTTATTAAAAAGTCTACAGGGTGTAGGGCACGCTATTAATGTTAGTACAAAGGTAAGTAAAAAGCTAAATGAAGATAGTTCTTTGGATCTAACTATTATCGAGAACGCGAGTACGTTTGACGCAATAGGTGCTATAACTAAAATGTGGACGATCACTCATGTTGAAGGTGAAGATGATTTCAACGAATATGTAATTGTCATACTTGATAAGTCTACTATTGGCGAAAAAATAAGGCTTGATATCAAAGCTAGGCAAAAAGAACTTGATGACCTTAACAATTCTAGGATTTACCAAGAGTATAACGAAAGTTTTACAGGCGTTGAGTTCTTCAATACTGTCTTTAAAGGAACGGGTTATAAGTATGTATTACATCCAAAAGTAGATGCATCTAAATTCGAGGGATTAGGCAAAGGAGATACACGATTAGAAATCTTTAAAAAAGGACTTGAGCGTTATCATCTCGAATATGAATACGATGCAAAGACTAAAACGTTTCATTTGTATGATGAATTATCTAAGTTTGCCAATTATTACATTAAAGCTGGTGTGAATGCTGATAACGTCAAAATACAAGAAGATGCATCTAAATGTTATACCTTTATTAAAGGTTATGGTGATTTTGATGGACAACAGACTTTTGCAGAAGCGGGACTACAAATTGAATTCACTCATCCATTAGCACAATTGATAGGTAAAAGAGAAGCGCCACCGCTTGTTGATGGACGTATTAAAAAGGAAGATAGTTTAAAAAAAGCAATGGAGTTATTGATAAAGAAAAGTGTCACTGCTTCTATTTCCTTAGACTTTGTAGCGTTACGTGAACATTTCCCAGAAGCTAACCCTAAAATAGGTGATGTTGTTAGAGTGGTGGATTCTGCCATAGGATATAACGACTTAGTGAGAATAGTCGAAATCACTACACATAGAGATGCGTACAATAATATCACTAAGCAAGATGTAGTATTAGGAGACTTTACAAGGCGTAATCGTTATAACAAAGCAGTTCATGATGCTGCAAATTATGTTAAAAGC